GACCAAGCAGCGGATGAAACGCTGGCTGTCATGGTCGCATGCGTGGTGCCATGCTGGCGTGCTAGACCTGCGCAAGTCCATCGCCCCACGCTTGCGTGATTTCGAACGAGCGGGCGAACTGACTATCATTCAGGACAGCAGTCTGGAAGACCTAGGCGCAATCATTGAGATTGTCCGCATGGTGAAGGAACGCCACCTGCTTGGCGGTGTTGGTGTCGATCCGGCAGGACTTGGAGATTTTGTTGACGCGCTGGCTGATCCAGAGATAGATGTGACCATTGACAACGGACTGCTTCGCGGCGCTCCGCAGGGTTACGGGCTGATGAACGCCATCAAAACGACAGAACGTCGTTTAGCTAAAGGATTGTTGCAGCATTGTGGTGGGTCGATGATGGCTTGGGCGGTCGCCAACCTGAAGATCGAGCCTACAGCTACCGCTATACGGGCGACCAAACAGCACGCAGGCGATGCCAAAATAGACCCAGCTATGGCGTTGTTCGATAGTGTCGTGGTAATGAGCACTAATCCTTCCCCGGCTGCGGCCATAGATGTGATGGCGATGGTGGCATGAAAACAAAGATCGAGTACCGCGAAGCCATCACCCCCGGCATCACCATGGACTTCGTGATGTCGGATGGTTCTCTGGATCGCCACGGTACCCGCATCAACCCTGATGGCTGGCATCTCGACAACTTCAAACGCAATCCGATTGCTTTTTTCAACCATGACAGTGACTTCCCGGTTGGCGTTTGGGAAGGTGTCCGTACCGTCAAGGGCCAATTGATCGGCACGCTGAAGCTGGCGGCTGAAGGCACCAGCGCCCGTATAGACGAACTGGTGCGGCTGGCCCAGCAGGGCATCTTGCGTGCCGTCTCGGTCGGCTTCCGTGTCGTCAAGTTTGGCGAGAACGGCAAATCGCAATTCGATTTCGACGAAACAGAGCTTATGGAATGCTCGCTCGTCTCTCTCGGCTCCAACACCAATGCGCTGGCTAAAGCCCGCGCGCTACACATCTCCCCGGAAACCGAACGGCTCGTTTTTGGCGACCAAGCCTCAAAGAAACGCGCTGATCAGGACCGTGGCGGTACTGGCGACCACGCCCCGCATGAACCTCAAGGCAACACGCAAGAGCGTGGACCTCCTACCGACAGAAAGCCTATTCAAATGGACAAGCCAATCTCCGAGAAGATTGTCGATACCGAAGCCCTGCTCAATCAGGCTCGCGACGATCTCACCCGCGCCATCAACGGCGATGCGACCACCGAAGAGCGTGACGAATGCAATGCGGCTGTCGAGGCTCTTATCGCCTCGCTTGACAGCCTCAAGCGGTCAGAGCGCGTCCTCGCCGGTCAAGCCCGTGAAGGCGGCGCACCCAAACCTACTGGCGCAACCGCCGCACCGGCAATCCGCCGTCCGCTCGGCACCCGCAAGGTCGAACCGAAGCCCGGCGACCTGATCATCCGCAGTGCCGTTGTCATGGCTCAGGCCTATATCGATAAGACTGACCCGATCAAGATTCTGGAAGCCCGCTACGGCGATGATGAAGCCACCCAGACCTATGTTCGTGCCGCCATCGATCCAGCCAAAACCACGGTTGCCGGATGGGCGCAGGAACTGGTCAACACCGAGACCGTCGCGTTCATGGAAAGTCTTAAGGCAAGCAGCGTCTTCCCGTCGCTGGCTTCCGCAGGCCTTGCCTTGTCATTCGGCCCCGGTCGCGCGGCGCTTAAAATCCCGTCTCGCGCAGCTACGCCTTCGATCAGCGGCTCGTTCGTCCTTGAAGGTGCACCGATCCCGGTCCGCCGCCTCGGCCTGACCTCGATCACTCTCACGCCGCAAAAGCTAGGCGTGATCTCCTTCTTCACCCGTGAACTCGCACGTCTGTCTAGCCCGCAGATCGAGAGCGTCATCCGTGAAGCCATGCAGGACGACACTGCGGTTACCTTGGACACGCTGCTGCTTGATGCAGTCGCTGGTTCTACAACCCGCCCTGCCGGTCTGACCAACGGTGTCACCGTTACGGCGGCATCCTCGGCTGGCGGCTTCGCGGCCATCATCGAGGACATTACCAATCTCGCGGCTCCGTTCGACACCGCAAATGCCGGACGCAACCTTGTCCTGATCATGAACCCGCGTGAGGCTCGCTACATCTCGATGACGCCCGGCCCTAACGGCGTATTTGGATGGGCCAGCAACATCCTGTCCGAGTTCACGATCATCCGCTCGACCAACGTGACGGCGGGCAGCATCTACATGATCGATGCAGCAGACTTTGTTTCGGTCGCTGGCGCTCCTGACTTCGATGTCAGCGAGCAGGCAGTGCTGCACGCGGAAGACACGACCCCGGCTCATATCGGTGTTGCCGGTGCTCCGAACGTGGTTGCCGCGCCGACCTACAGCATGTTCCAAACCGACAGCATCGCGATCAGGATGCTGATGGACCTGACTTGGGCCATGCGCCGGACCGGCATGGTGAAATTCATCACTGGTGCCGACTGGGCCCCTGTAGCGTAACGCCGTAACCTTTACACGGCGCATACGTTAGAATGAGACGGCGTTCGCGCCGTCTCATTTCAACCAAACAGGAGTTATCAAAAATGAAGAAGCCCTTCACGCATACCAGCCGTACTCCGATAGTCGACGATGAAGACGAAGAGGTTGTCGTCGTAGAGGAAAAAACAGTCGGCGACGATGCCGCGCCGGATCCGCAGCCTTCACAGGCGGAAGCCGACGAAATCAAGACGGCGGTGACCGGCGAAGAGGCGACCGTCGAGGAAACCAAGCCGGTCGAGACTGACGCCGCGCCTGATCCGTCTCCGACGCAGGCCGAACTCGACGCCATCATGTCTGGAACCTACGAAAGCCAGTAAGACATGGCCAACTGGCTGACTAACCTACTGTGGCCCTCCAAGTCGAAAGCCTTGGAGGGCGCTTATCGTTCAGGGCCGTACATGCTGTCGGAAGGCTGGTTGTCAGCTAAGGCTGGCCAATACTGGAACTTCTGGCAGTCCGGCTACAACGTGCAGCCCTACGCCAAGGGCAGCGCCATGGTCGAGGGTTGCGTCGCCGCCTACTCGCAGACCGTGGCCATGTGTCCTGGCGATCACTGGCGGTCGGATGACGATGGCGGACGCACCCGGATCACCAACTCGGCGCTCTACCGTTTCCTTAAGAAGCCAAACGACTACCAGTCGATCAGCGACTTCCTGCTCAACCTGACCTCGACGCTGTACAATACAGGCGAGACGTTCGGTGTCGTGCAGCGCAATGACCGTGGCGAGATCAATGCTATCCACCTGATGCGGTCGGGTGCCGTCCACATCGCGGATGACGGTTCGGTGTTTTACAGCCTGAACGGCAACCAGATCGCCGAGAAGCTGTACGATCTAGAGGAACCAATACCAGCCAGAGACGTCCTGCACGTCCGCCTGCGCACGCCGCAGCACCCGCTTAAAGGCGTCAGCCCGGTCATGGCGACGGTGCTGGAGCAGACGCTGGCCGGTGCGGCTATGGGCCAGCAGATCGCCTTCTACATCAACGAGGCGCGGCCTAGCTTCATGCTGGAGACCGATGAGAAGTTGAACGTCGTGCAGGCGGATGAGTTGCGCAAGCGTTGGGATGCCCAGACTTCCGGCGAGAACACTGGCAAGACGCCTATCCTGTCGCACGGCCTGAAGGCGCACGAGGTGCAGCGTTCGGCTAGCGATGGACAACTTGTCGAACTGCTGAAGATGTCCGACCAGAATATCGCTCTGGCGTTCCGCATGCCACTCGCGGTGCTCGGTGTCGGCGCGACACCGTTTGCCTCGACCGAAGCGTTGATGAGCGCATGGAAGGCATCCGGGTTGGGTTTCGCGCTCAATCACATCGAAGAAGCCATCGGCAATCTGTTCGGCCTGAAAGGCCAGCCAGAAGAGTATCTGGAACTCGACACCAAGGCATTGATGCGCTCTAGTTTCAAGGAAATGATGGAAGCGTTGTCAAAAGGCACGCTTGGTGGCATCTATTCACCGGACGAGGCGCGCAATGAGATCGGTCTCGGCACGGTGCCTAATGGCGCGGGAAAAGAACCTCGTGTACAAGAGCAAGTCGTGCCGCTGAGTTTCGGCATGGACATGAAGCCTTCAGACAAGACCGGGGCATCAGCACCAGCGCCTGCCATTGAGGAAAAGAAATATGTTGCAGGAAGCAATGTCCTCAAATTTGGCCGCGACATCGAACAACAAAAGCGCGCTGTCAATGGACGAGAATGAGGGCATTTTTCAGGATTTTCTTACCGCTTCCACAGATTGCGTTGCTCGCGCTATTGCTAGCATAGAGCGTGACGCCCAGCGTGATGCCGACCTGCGGAGCGCTGAACACCGCGTTGCGCTTGCCGAATGGAACCTTAAAATAGTTGAACTGGACAAGCGGTTGGCATCGGTCGCCGAAGTTGAAAACCGTTTCACCGAACGTCTGGCCGAATTGAATGTTGTCGCCCGTGAGGTTGCCAACGAAGTGGCAACTGCGGTGTTGGCGACATGGGAGAGGCCAGCGGATGGTATTAGCGTCACGGTTGACGACCTCATCAACGACGAAACCTTCATGGAGCGCGTCAGGCCAGTTGACGGTAAAGATGGCGCTGATGGCACCAGCGTCAGGCTGGACGATTTGATCCCAGCCATGGTCAGCTTGCTTGAGGCGCGTGTCACCGAGCTGACAGGCGTGCAGGAGCCGTTTACCAAGGGCGCGCCGCAACTCATTGACATAGCCGTGCTTCGCGTCATTCAGGCGATGCCGCCACTGGAGCGTGGCGAGGACGGCAAGGATGGTCGCGACGGTGTCGATGGTCAGAGCGTCAACCGCGAAGAGATCGTCGCTGAATTGCGCGAAGATATACGGTCGGCGGTCGCCGAGATACCGGCTGCCCTGGACGGAAAGGATGGCCGAGATGGTACTGACGGTCGCGATGGCGCTGACGGGCGCGATGGTGTTGATGGTGTACATGGCCGTGATGGCCGCGATGGCAATGACGGCAAGGATGGGCGGGACGGCGAGGATGGAGCGCCGGGTACTCTGCCGCTCGTTCGACAAT